GGTCTGCCTCCGTGTAGATTCTGTTCGGGTAAGACTGGTATAATGTCTGTCGACAATGTATCTCCTTCTTAATACATCCTATTATAGGAGCCTTAAGCATGACGAAAGTCAAGTCAGGAGCCACTTCTAGATTATTTAGACATTTGCGTCTTGCTGGTTTGCCTTCACAGGCAGCCAACAAAATAACTAGTCAAATCAACCTTTGGCTACAACGTTCAGGTGAACAATGGACTATTGATCGTTTAAAAGCGATGAAACAGTTTATTATTCAAAAGGAAGCTAATGGTTTCGCATCTCCACCCCAATGGGTGAGTATGCGCAAGGATGGTGCCTTTAAGGGTTGCTTCGCAGCAATCTCTAAGCTCCCACTTGTCAACCAATTAGCAGTACTCAATTCGTATACTTGTATACGATTTAAAGTAATGTCTGACCTCCAGCGTTTTAAAGCGCTGGCGTCTATTACACGCAAGTCATCTTCGGATGACATGTGTAATATTTCTAGAGACCTATTTAGCTGTAAGAGGCTTTTACGCCACCCATCGGTTAAAGGTATCAGACGTCAATCATTACATTGGGTACTTCACCATGGAATCCATGGTAATCCACTAACGTTTAAACCGGGAGGCCTCATCTCAGCCAATCCAACCACCTTTTGGGGTGATAATTGGATTAGTTCGTTTATGGACGGAGTCACTCAACCTTTGGTTGGTGAATACCTACATAAACGCTTCGGTGTACCTTTAGCAGGTGCATCTCCGGAAGATGATATGTTCGCGGACTCACCAGGTGAAATCACCTGTATCCAAGAACGTGGAGGTAAGGCTCGCGTCATTGCGATGCCAAATGCAGCTTTACAAACTGCCCTCCGGCCTCTTCATGAGTTATTGTCAGATCTGAATCGATCTTTACCAACTGACTGCACCTTTGATCAGGAGCAGGGGGCTATCTTTGCTAAGGATAGTCTTTCCAGGGGTAAGACAGTACACTCAGTAGACTTGTCAAGTGCCACTGATCGGTATCCACTAAAACTACAACTTGATGTACTTAAGATGTTAGGTTTAGAGGATGAGAGTAAACTCATTGAACATGTTTGCTCTTCAAGCTGGTATGTAAGCCCTAAGGCTTTCAATATTGAAGACCACCAATACATTAAGTATGGTGCTGGTCAACCCATGGGCCTTTATGGCTCATTTAGCTTGTTTGCTTTAACGCATAATTTGATGTTATCATCAATATGTTTAAAGCTCGATCACGACCCCAAAGACACATTCCGTGTCCTGGGGGACGATGTCATCATTAATGATGACCGTGTGGCTGCTCTCTACAGATACCTGCTTAAAGAGCTCGATGTTCCGGTATCAGAAAGTAAATCTCTGGTATCAGAATATGTTGCTGAATTTGCAGGTTATGTCATAACGCATGATGGCTTTGTGAAACCCCCGAAGGTAGCCTCAACTGACATGACTAACTTTGAATCACACTTGCGTGTGTTCGGGTTAGATGCAGTTAAGGAACTACCAGCCCGTTTGAGAAAACAGGCTCGGGAATTTTTACAAGCACCAGAGGCGTTAGGGGGTTTAGGTTTAAACCCAGAGGGATTATCTTTGGATAAGAGGATACCTCACGGTATTTTCGAACCCAAAGAGACAAGTATACCCGAATATTCATCATTTTATCCACAACTCTTAGAAATGAGAGAAATGGTAGATGGTACAGAATATGAGGATGTTGTTACTTTCCTATACGACCAGTATGAAAAGTATGGACCGAGTAAGTATGATAAGGACCTAGGTCCCCTTCATATACTTGTGACTAAAGCAGAAGGAAACTATCGTGAGATAGCATCCAACTACCTTAGTCAACTGGCAGGTAAACCTCTACATCAAAGGTATAATACTTTTAATGAGAAGAGGGTTGACCAATCAGTGTCCACTAGTTATTCTAACCAAAAGCACTGGTCATCACCTAGTGATGATTCAGAGCAGGTTAGTTTGGTTAAGGCTCATGCTCAAACCACAACAATCGATTCAATTGTTGATGGGATGATGTTTGATCCTTCACCAGCTATAAGTAAATATAGCAACTCCTTCAAAGGAACACTTAGTGAACCCGA